ACAGAAGAAATTCAAGAGATCCTTATTCGTTCTGCTTCAGATTTGATTGATTTGGATCATCCAAACTATCAATATGTTGCTGCCCGTCTTCTTCTCTTTGCAGTTCGTAAGCAACTTTATGGGAAGATGAAAGAACTTCCTAATCTTGAACAGCACATTTATATCTGTGTTAATCAAGAGGTGTATGATAATGACATCTTCAACAAATACTCTAAGGAAGAGATTGAACGCGCTGATTCTTATATTGATCATGACCGCGACTATCTTTTCACTTACGCAGGTCTACGTCAGGTCGTTGATAAGTACCTCGTGCAAGATAGAAGCACTGGAGGTGTTTATGAGACACCACAATTTATGTACATGATGATTGCTCTGACTATCTTTGCAGAGTATCCTAAAGAAACAAGAATGTCATATGTCAAGAGGTATTATGACGCAATCTCCAAACACAAAATCAACATCCCAACACCAATCATGGCGGGAGTGCGAACTCCGCTTAGACAATTTGCTAGCTGTGTCCTTGTTGACGTTGATGACACCCTCGATAGTATCTTTAGTAGTGATATGGCTATTGGCAGATACGTTGCACAGAGGGCGGGAATCGGCATCAACGCTGGTCGAATCCGTGGCATCAACAGCAAAATCCGAGGTGGAGAAGTTCAACACACGGGTGTTGTACCATTTCTCAAGAAGTTTGAAGCAACTGTCAGATGTTGCACGCAAAATGGCATACGAGGTGGATCCGCGACAGTCCACTTCCCCATCTGGCACCAAGAAATAGAAGACATCCTTGTACTTAAAAACAATAAAGGTACGGAGGATAATCGTGTTCGTAAACTTGACTACAGTATTCAAATCAGCAAACTCTTCTATGAGAGGTTCATTCAAGATGGTGAGATCTCGCTTTTCTCCCCACATGATGTACCTGGATTATATAATTCTTTCGGATACCCTGAGTTTGACACTCTGTATGTTTCATATGAGAAAGATCCGACCATTAAGAAAAAAACTGTTAAAGCACAAGAACTTATTCTCAATCTTCTTAAAGAACGTGCAGAAACGGGGCGTATCTACATTATGAATATCGACCACTGTAACTCACACTCTTCCTTTAAGGACAAAGTGAATATGAGTAACCTTTGTCAAGAGATTACACTTCCAACAGATCCTATTCAACATATTGATGATAATATGGGAGAGATTGCTCTCTGTATTCTCTCTGCGATTAATGTTGGTAAAGTAAAGTCTGATGAAGAACTTGAAGATCTTTGTGATCTCTCTGTTCGTGGATTGGAAGAACTCATTGATTATCAGAAATATCCCGTAGTGGCGGCAGAAATCGCCACTAAGGCACGTCGTTCTCTTGGAGTAGGGTTTATTGGTCTTGCTCACTATTTGGCAAAACTTGGGTTTAATTATGATTCTCAGGAAGCATGGGATGCAGTTCATGGTCTTTCTGAAAGTTTCCAATATTATCTTCTGAAGGCATCTAATCAACTTGCTAAAGAAAAGGGATATTGTGAATACTTTGGTCGTACTAAGTATGCCGATGGCATCCTTCCAATTGATACATACAAAAAGGACGTAGACGAAATTTCATCTAATAATCTTCAACATGATTGGGAAGAACTTAGAGCATCCATCCTGGAGTACGGTCTCAGGCACTCAACACTGTCCGCACAGATGCCATCGGAGAGCAGTTCCGTTGTGTCAAATGCAACAAACGGAATCGAGCCACCTAGAGATTACTTGTCCGTTAAAAAATCAAAGAAGGGACCTCTTAAGCAGATTGTTCCCCAGTATCAAACACTTAAGAACAATTATACGCTTCTTTGGGATATGCTTAGCAATCGTGGTTATATTAATATTGTTGCGGTAATGCAAAAGTTCTTTGACCAGGCAATTTCTGGCAACTGGAGTTATAATCCAGAAAATTATGACAATAATGAAGTTCCTACTTCAGTAATGGCAAATGATTTTCTGACTTGTTGGAAATATGGCTGGAAAACAGCATATTATCAAAACACCTATGACATTAAAACTGATGAGGTAGTAGAAGAACCAAAACAAGACCTTCAATCACTTCTTCAAGAACTTTCTGGTGCCGAAGAGGAAGATTGCGAAAGTTGTAAAATTTGACGAAAGTGTAAAGACCTGTTATTATAAATAGTAATAGGTTTTAATAATATTTTATGTCTGGTCGTATCTATCTAATAACTAATAAAATTAATAATAAGAAGTATATCGGTAAAACCATAAAATCATTATCAATAAGATTTTATAATCACTGCTATGCTTCTAAAAATGGTTCAACAACTCACTTTCATAAAGCAATAAGAAAGTATGGCGAAGATAATTTTATTATTGAAGAGTTGGATAGGTGCGACACTAACATTCTTGGAGAAAAAGAAATTGAATGGATTTCCAAATTAAATCCAGAATATAATCAAACTCTTGGTGGTGATGGAGGAATTCTTGGATATTCTCATACGGAAGATACAAGAAAACTTTTATCTTTAAAAAGAAAAGGAAAGTTTGTGGGACATAAAAATTCATTCTACAATCAAACACATACCGAAGAACAAAAAGAAAAGTGGAGTAAAATGAGAAAGGGACAACCATCTCCTTGTGGATTTGCTGGAAAATCACATAAAGAAGAAAGTAAATCTAAAACTTCTCAAACACTAAAAAACAATCCAAACATAAAAAGAACCAAAGTATTCCAGTATGATATTGAAGGAAACTTTTTAAGAGAGTTTCAATCTATTAGTGATGCTGCTAAATTTGTAGAAACAAATCCTTCTAACATTAAATATACCTGTGAAGGAAAATTCAATCACTGTAAAGGATACAGATGGAGTTATCAAGAGTTATGAAAGTTAAACATCTAAAAGAAGCACTTTTACAATATCCTGATGATATGGAAGTCCTGATTATATACAAGGACAATTATTATGAGAATATTGAGGATGAGTTTGCCATCTTCCAATCACCAATCAATTACTGTAATTACACTACAAAGTGGCAAAGTAATATTGACTATTATTCCTTTACTGAAGAAATTTGTGATTATTGTGATGAGTTTGACGGTAAAAAACAGGATGTTAAAATTCCTATGACTAAAAAAGATGTTTTGATTATTGAGGTTTAATTATGAAACCCAAATATTTTTTGGAGGTAAATAGAATGTGTGAGTTAAGTTCAGTAGAGGAGGGAGAGTGTGAATCCTGTGCAGTTTAAAATTTCTTCCACGGAAGACCAACAAACCCAAATTAAAGGAATGACAGTTTTTAATACTGAACAAGTGAACACCAAAAAACAACCAATGTTTTTTGGCAAACCTCTTGGAGTTCAGAGGTATGATTCATACAAATATCCAATCTTCGATAAACTAACGACACAACAACTTGGTTACTTCTGGAGACCTGAAGAGGTGTCTCTCCAGAAGGATCGTGGAGACTATCAAACACTGCGTCCAGAACAGAAGCATATCTATACTTCTAATTTGAAGTATCAGATTATGCTTGATTCTGTTCAGGGTCGTGGTCCTGGTATGGCATTTATTCCATATTGCTCACTTCCTGAACTGGAAGCGTGTATGGAAGTATGGGGATTTATGGAAATGATTCACAGTCGCTCATATACCTATATCATTAAAAATATCTATTCAGACCCATCTGAAGTGTTTGATACTATTATTGGCGATGAGCGTATTCTAGAACGTGCTAAGAGCGTTACAGAGTCTTATGATGACTTTATTCAATCTGCACAAAGTTATGGTACATCTAATGATTGGGTGTACAGACTTGAAGGAGTCACAAACGCAAAGGAAACACTCAATGATGTCAAACGAAAACTGTACAGAGCAGTCGCAAACGTTAATATTCTTGAAGGTATTCGCTTCTACGTTAGTTTTGCTTGTAGTTTCGCCTTTGGTGAACTTAAGCTTATGGAAGGATCCGCTAAGATCATCTCTCTTATCGCAAGAGACGAAAATCAACACCTAGCACTTACTCAGAACATTCTGAATAAGTGGAGAGAGGGTGATGATCCTGAAATGCAACGTATTGCAAAAGAAGAAGAAGAATGGGTTTACGCAATGTTTGATCGTGCCGTAAATGAAGAAAAGAAGTGGGCAGATTATCTGTTCAAAGATGGTAGTATGATTGGTCTTAATGATAAACTTCTTCAGCAATATGTTGAATGGATTGCGAATCGTAGACTTAAGGCAATTGGTCTTAAACCTCAATATGATATCTCAGCAAATAATAATCCTCTTCCTTGGACTCAGCACTGGATTTCTTCAAAAGGACTCCAGGTTGCCCCACAAGAAACGGAAGTTGAGTCATATGTAGTCGGGGGAATTAAACAAGATGTTACCAAAAATACTTTCTCAGGATTCAAATTATGATGAATGGTGCGAACAGGAAATCCTAAACGCATATAAAGAAGCAGCAGAATGTGATGAATTTATGTTCGGTGATTATGACTATTGTAAAGAATGGTTAGTTACAAATACTTAATTTTTATAGATAGAGGAGGTCACACCTCCTTTTTTTATGCCAAAAAATCAACTTAATAAAGAAGAACTTAAAGTTCGTATCCTGAAACTTAAAGATAAACTTCATAAAGATCATATTAGACCAGAAATGGATATGAAAGGACTCGCTCATAAATATCTGAATGAAGTTCTTGATGTAATTGATGAGTATAGATATTGACTATGAGAACCCTTGGAACTATAATGGAGTTCCATTTGTGAGTTCTGATATTGGAGACTATTATGGATTCGTTTATTTGATAGAAAATAAATTGAATGGAAGAAAGTATATTGGCAGAAAATATCTTTGGCAGTTTAGAACGCCAAAAGGAAAAAAACGCAAAGTAAAATCAGAATCTAATTGGAAGGAATACTATGGGTCTTGTCCGGAACTTAAAGAAGACATTGACAAATTTGGTAGAGAAAATTTTAGTAGAACTATCTTATCATTACATAAAACAAAGGGCAAAACAAACTTTGAGGAGACCAGACGACTCTTTACCAATAATGTTCTCACCGAATCCCTTGACAACGGAGTCCCAGCGTTCTACAATAGCAACATCCTCAACAGGTACTTCCGAAAAGATTATTATGGCAACAACGACTGAAGATATTGTCGCACATGTAAGAACCTGGTCTCTTGATCGCGCTGCTGATATGAGTGTAGATAAAGAGGATGCTCGTGCTATTCTTGCTGAGTTTTACGAGTGGATTGAACCTGAAGGAGATGAATTGGAAATTGTATCCCTGGAACCAGAAGATTGACAAATCCTAAATAAAAACTTATAATGTTAAAAACCCACCCCTCAAAAGGTGGGTTTTATATTATGAGATTTTGACGTGACATTTAGAGCCGTGGAGATCGCCTCCTGAGAGGGAGGAAGTGCGCTTTCTCTATACGGATGTAGAGTTCAATTAATTTTAATGCTAAACTTCTTTACTGTAGCCCTGCCTCTTGCGGCAATGGTTACAACCAGTACGGCAACACTGCCATTCTCTAGTTATAAAATGCAAGGTCCCCCTCCCCCAGTGGAGACAAAACCTTACTCCATTATTAAAGAGTTTGAACCAGAGACGACAGCGATCCTAGAGGTTGCGCCACCAAAGCCAAAAGAGAAAAGGCTAATTTGTAAAGGGTGTAATGAA